ACCAAAAAGGCTGCTTCTGTATTGGGACATACTGATGTCGCAATCATTGGTGATGAGTCCATATCAATTAAAGTATTTGACACTAAAGATTCTAGTGCCAATACTTTTGAATCAAATTTAGGTCCAAATGAAACTGGACATAAGTTTTCGTTCGTTTTGAATATTTCAAATTTGAAATTAATCGACGGCGAATATGATGTAGCTATTTCATCAAAGTTGATTTCCAATTGGGTGAATAAGAACAAACCTGTTTCTTATTTTATTGCCTTGGAAAAATCATCAACGTTTGGTGTATAAATACATTATGAATTGTGGAAAGATGCCGAATGGGTCTTTCCATTTTGTTAATTACTTTGCAAAGGAGAAATTATGACAGAAGAAGTGAATACCACTGAAACTGAAGTAAGTACAGAAGAACAACAAGTTCAATTGTCTCTCAAAGACATCGCAACAATGGTTCAGATAATTGATATCTGTTCCAAAAGAGGTGGGTTTGAAGGGCCAGAGCTTGAAGCAGTTGGAGGATTAAGAAACAGAATCGTTACTTTCTTAAACGCTGCATCTAAAGGAGCCGAAAATGTTCCTGAAGGAGAAGTTCCTGTTGCTGAAGAATCAGAATCAGAATAACAATCGAGGGGTGAAATTCCCCTCCAATTTTAGGATATATTATGGAAACAAATGAAAAAGCCAAATTGCTCGAGGCTTTACAAAAAGGGCAAGTCACAGTAACATTTAAAAAGATAGACACAGGCGAGATACGAATCATGCCTTGTACTCTTAACGAAGACATTCTTAAAGAGAATGGAGTAACATCAACAGTCAACTATTCACCAAACAATGTAGAAGCATTTCCAGTTTGGTCACTGGATAAAAACGCATGGAGAAGCTTTAGATTAGATACAGTTGAATCATGGGAGGTAATCAATGGATGAATTCCTATGGGTTGAAAAATATCGACCACAAACAGTAGCAGATACTATTCTGCCTAGTGCTTTAAAAGAAACATTTACAGAAATACTTAATCATAAGGAATTACCAAACCTATTGTTCACAGGTACTGCAGGGATTGGTAAAACTACAGTCGCTAAGGCTGTCTGTAACGAATTAGGATTGGATTACCTATTAATCAATGGGTCTGAAGAAGGTAACATTGATACACTCAGACACAAAATAAAACAATTTGCATCAACAATTTCCCTACAGGGTGGATACAAGGTGGTTATTTTAGATGAAGCAGACTATCTAAATCCCCAGTCCACCCAACCCGCTTTAAGAGGATTCATAGAGGAATTCAGTGGCAACTGTAGGTTCATAATGACCTGTAACTTTAAAAACAGAATTATTGAACCATTGCATTCCAGATGCTCAGTTGTTGAATTCAATGTTTCCAAAAAGGACCTCGCAGATTTGTGTGGTCAGTTTATGAAAAGGGTAACCAATATCCTTACAAAAGAACAAATTACTTATGAGGAACCTGTGATTGCAGAACTCATTATGAAGCATATGCCAGATTGGAGAAGAGTACTAAATGAATTACAAAGGTATTCACTCTCTGGTAAAATTGATTCAGGTATATTGGTTAATATACAAGAGGTATCGCTAAACAATTTAATGTCAGCGATGAAAGATAAAAACTTTAAACAAATGAGACAATGGGTAACGGATAATATTGATGTTGAACCTGCTGCTCTATTCAGAAAGATATATGATAATATGTATGAGTTTATTGACCCACAGAGTATACCACAACTAGTGCTTATTCTGGCAGATTATCAATATAAGAATAGTTTTGTTGCAGACCACGAACTCAATATGGTTGCCTGTTGTACTGAAATTATGGCAGGAGTCAAATTTAAATGAAAAAATATATACACAACATGCATAACGGAACCTTTGGACCAGAAGAAGATATCAGTATAACATATCAAATGTGGCCAGTCATGTACGATTTAGAAGTCACAAGATGGAGAGTCGTTCGCTTTGAGGATAAGGAAGTAAAATACGAAAGAATTTTTGATTCAGAAAAACAAGCAAGAAAATATATAAGCCAAAATGAGTCCATTTGAATACCTAAACGATATTACCTATGCCAAAAAAGGCATTATGGTAGACGATATTGCTGAGAAGGAATATAATGCTTTTATTATCAATCGTGGGCTTTCTATGTATTCAGATACAATTCTATATGCTAATGAAATGAATATACATCATACATTAGATCATCGGCTTCAGTACGATTTTTTTATAAATATAATTAGGAAACGTAAAAGATGGTCTAAGTGGATTAAACCACAAGAAATAACCAATCTTGAACTAATTAAAGAATATTATGGATATAGCAATGAAAAGGCTAAATCTGTTTTATCATTATTCAGCACAGAACAAATTGCTGATTTGAAACAAAGGATTTACAAAGGTGGAAAACGAAAATAAAGAAATCACAAATTGGCAACCAACAAGTATGTTGGAAGTCACCCTCAATGAACCAGACGACTTTTTAAAGATAAGAGAAACATTAACTCGTATCGGAGTTGCATCTAGGAAAGATCAAAAGTTATATCAGTCATGTCATATATTACACAAACAAGGCAGATATTTTATAGTACATTTTAAAGAATTGTTTTTATTAGATGGCAAACCAAGCAATCTATTAGAAAATGATATAGAGCGACGCAATACAATAACCACTCTGCTTGCAGACTGGGGATTAGTTAGTGTAGTAAATGCTGCTCAGGCGAAACCTCTGGCTCCATTAAGACAAATAAAAGTCATTCCATTTAAGGAAAAGAGTCAGTGGGAGTTGTGTCCGAAATATAATATCGGAAATACAAATAAAGATTAAGCTACTATATGTTTCTTAATTACCTTTTGTATTCTACCAGCTTTCATAATTTTATGAAATTTTTTAAAATAATTTTTAATTAATGTCATAATAATATTTATACAAACTAGGCAAACTTTTTGTATAAATAACAGTGGAATTGCCCAATAGGGGATTCCAATTTTAACCTTGCTAACTTATAGGAGGAAATAAAATGGTAGTAAGAAATAACTTGAACGTACCTCGTTCACTTTTTGTTGGATTTGACACTTTATTTGAGGACCTGGAAAGGATCCATCAAAGTGCTAGGTCTGGTAACGATAATTATCCACCCCACAATGTGGTCAAGATAGATGAGGAAAAATTCCTGATCGAATTGGCAGTGGCTGGATTCACCAAAGATGATATTGATCTAGAGTTGAAAGATGGTATCCTTAAAATCAAAGGTGAGGTCGAAAAGGATGAGCGTGAATATGCGTATAAAGGCATTTCATCTCGCAAATTTGAGAAGAGCTTCCGTCTCTCAGAATTTGTCGTAATAGATGGTGCTGATCTTCAGGATGGTATCCTCGTGGTTTATGCCAGAGTGGAACTCCCAGAAGAAAAGCGTCCAAGGAAGATCGATATAGGGTCTGCTGGGGCGTCAAAGAAAAAATCTTTTTTGAAAGGCTAGTATCAGAGAAGCAATCCCAGTAGATAAGTAATAAACTTTTTACTGGAGATAACTATGAAAGAACTAATACATATGTTCTTAAAATATGATGATATAAGAGAGACCCTAGGATTATTAATGATAAGTGTGACAACTTTAACATTGGCACCACTGACAATTTATTTATCCTACCTCTCTTATTAATTGAATTCATGCGGGGGAAAGAAATTTCCCCCAACCTATTTACATTATGCTGAAATTGTGGTATAATATACATTATGAAATTTTATACAAATATATCTCGCTATGGCAACTCTCTCCTCTACAGAGGGTACGAAAATGGCAAGAAAATATCCAAACGAATCAAATACAAACCAACGCTCTTTGTTAGTTCAAATAAGGGTCAGTGGAAATCCATTGACGGTGTGCCCTGCGCGCCAATTGAATTTGAAACTATGCGAGAAGCCAAAACTTGGATAGAAGAAAACAAACACACTGCAGGTCGCCAAATCTTTGGTAACGATCGTTATATACCTGCATTTATTAATGATGAGTTTCCTGGTGAAATTAAATACAACCGTAACCAAATCAACGTAACAACAATCGATATTGAGGTCCAATCAGACGAGGGATTTCCCCACCCAGACACTGCAAGTTATCCTGTGACTGCCATCTGTCTTAAAAATAATATTGACAATACATATTATGTCTGGGGGTGTGGCGATTATAATGTCGCTGAATCCGTAATGAAAACAAATCGCGTGGTATACAAAAAGTGCGAATCAGAATTGGAACTCTTTCAATTATTTCTTGCTCATTGGTCTACGCCAAGTCATTGTCCAGATGTAATCACTGGTTGGAATGTTCGCTTCTTTGATATTCCTTATATCATTAATCGATCAATTAAAATACTAGGTGAGGACCTAACAAAGAAATTCAGTCCCTGGAATATGATCGAACCAGGCACAGTCCGTAGGGTTAATAGGACCGAGGCAGTCTATGATCTTAAAGGTATCAATACTGCTGATTACCTAGAGCTATTCCAAAAATATACTTACACTGCTCAGGAATCATATCGCCTTGACCATATTGCAAATGTAATACTTGGTGATAAAAAGCTCTCATACGAAGAACATGGTTCCTTATTTGATCTATACAAAAATGATTACCAGAAATTCATTGATTATAATATTAAAGATGTGGAATTGGTTGATCGACTTGAGGATAAAATGGGTCTAATCACGCTGATGATGACTATGGCATATAAAGGTGGTGTAAACTATTCAGACACATTTGGCGTCACAGCCATATGGGAAACAATCATATATCGTCACTTATATAAACAAAAAATCGCAATACCTTTTTACGAGGAGAAAATCAAATCATCATATCCTGGTGGATATGTCAAGGACCCTATGGTTGGAATGCATGATAATGTTGTATCCTTCGACCTTAATTCACTATATCCATCTTTAATTATGCAATACAATATGTCGACAGAAACAATTGCTGAAGGTGTTGTTGCTCAAATTGATATCGAAAAAATACTAGAAGGACAACAAATTAATAATAAAGGTTATTCTGTAGGTGGCAATGGCCAATGCTTCCATACAAGTAAAAAAGGTGTAATGCCAAAACTTGTGGACAATATGTATAGTGACCGTGTCCAAATTAAAAAGGATATGCTTCAGGCTCAAAAGGACCTACAGACCATTGATAAAACAGACAAACAAAAATTATATGATATTGAACGAAGAATATCAGTTGCCGAAAATGAACAGATGGCAATTAAAATTCTCTTAAACAGTCTTTATGGTGCCTTAGGTAACAGGTACTTCCGCTTCTTTGACCAAAGGATTGCAGAGGCAATTACCCTATCTGGTCAATTAACAATTCGTTGGG